ATCTTGTCGAAGTCCGGCACCGCAACATACAGGTCGCCGCCAAACTTTAGCGCGCGACCCCATTCGCGCAGCACAATTGCAGTTTCCTCGTACGGGATGTGCTCGAGGACGTGGATTGCACGGATGGCGTCAAGCGAGCCGTCGGCAATGCCACTGAGCGCGCGCGCGTCGTTGCCGTCTTTAATGTCCCAAGGCGTAAAACCGTCTGCGCAGCGCGCACCACATCCAATATCAAGTCTAGTAGGTTGCATGAACGGGCAACGCATTCTTCCGAATCCGCTACCCGCAAGGGAAAAAAAGAATTTGCTACGGTTGCGTTGAGACAACAGTAGCATCGGTGCTATGTCACCGAGAGCGCGGTCATAGTATCGCGCGATTTGAAAAAGTCTAGCCCAACTCCCGTAGACATTAGTAGACAAAAGACAACCGGCGAGGCTTGAAGCCCCGCCGGTCGTTCGTTCGAGTCGAGACGGTCAAGCGTTGACGAGAGTGATCGCGCCGTAGCTCGTTGCGTCAAAGGGAACGTTCGCGGCTTGGCCGAGAGAAGCAACAATCACCGAAGTTGCCGCAGTTGCGCCGCCGTGCAAAACACGAAGGTAACGCTTGCGAGCCTTGGTGCTAAGGTTGAACTGGACGCCACTTGCCGCGGTCGTTCCGCTTGCGGTGACGTAAGCGGTGGCAGCCGTCCAGTCAGTACCGCAGACGGTGCCTGAGATCGATGCAAAGTTTGTTGCATCGGTCGTGTCCGATTGCTGAATTGCAAGCGTTGACCAAGGACTTGTGTTTGAGGAAAAAACGTTGATGGACACTGCGTCATAGCCAAGCGTGTCAACATACGAAGAAGTAGCAGTGCCTGCCGCTGTAAACGAGGAGCCGACTGAAAGTGTTTTGTCTGATTGATTGGAGTGCATGGTTGTACCTTTATTCTGTTAACTCTTCAGCGCCGCTTCAGAGGACGAGTGCAACAATTGCGCCAGCTTCAGTTGCCGAACCAACGTTTGCATTGACGATGTCGAAACGGGTAGTACCGCGCACAGCACGCTCGTCTTGCTCGAATGTGTTGAGTGCGGAGTCAGAGAACGCAATGCGCATTTCGGTGCGATCACCGAAGAACGATGATTGCTTGAGGTCGCCGTAGTACGCGATGTAGTCGCCGTCAGCCGCAGTCATCACTTGGCTAATCACAACGGGAACGCCTTGATACTTGTACTGCGGGACGCCGTTAACAAACTCAGTAGCGGTTGCGCCACCAGCTGCGTACGAAAGACGCTCAAACACCGTGTGGTAGATGTTCTTGTTGCAGTAGATCTTGGCGCTTGCACTTGCGTAGTGCGGCAGAAGCGCAAAGAATGACGCAAGGTGAGCAGCGGTCACTGAGCTAGTGGCTGATTGCGCTGTGTTGAAATGCTGCACGTTTGCAGTTGTGAGCAAATTCTTCAAGCCGACGATGCCGCCGAAGGTACTAGTACCGTCTCCGAGGAAACCGCACTGATCTTCCTTCTGCGCAAATGCCTGTGCGATTTCGCCAGCCATCTGATCGCCAACGCTTACAACCGCGTCATCGAGAAGCTCGTTGGTGGTCACGGTCAGCACCATGATCTTCTTGGCAACAAGGTTGACTCGGTCGAACGCTTGCGTCGACTCGGTGCCTGCTGCGGATTCGCCGGTGAAGTACGCAGTGAGACCAGTCTTGCGACGTGGAATGCTGAGCGTTTCGCGAGACATTGTGTACATCTTCGCGTTCGCTCGGTAGACACCGAACTGCTCGCGGAGGCTAATGATGTCTGCTTCAAATTCCTCAGGCACCAACGAGCCTCCCTGGCTGTCGATGTCTTCGGTGTGCGTCTTGAAGACGCCGTTGGTGGCGCACCATTCGGCTGACTTCTTGCGGCCTGCTGCGGCAAGGACGTACTGACCGAAACGGTATGCCTTTTCCTTGGACGAAAAATTGATTGGGTTGCGACCCTTCATTTCAAACATGGGAACTCCTGCGCTTTTGACGATTGGGTTGGTGATGCGGATCGAGGAAAGTTCGTCGCGAATCGCAGTGCGAATCGACTTGGTGACGTCCTCGGTAGTAGCTACGGCGACGTCTTCGTTCTTTGCCTCTGTCTCTGGCATAACTTCGGCAGCGGGACGAATGTGAACATCGAGCGATGCGGGATCGACGGGATTACCTTCCGCGTCGACGATCATGTACGAGTCGAGTGTCAGCGACTTCATATGAAGTACGCCAGCTTCGCCCTTTTGAGCGCCTGCGTTCTCAAGACGCTTGGTGAATTCTGCGAGTGTTAGTTTCTGCATGGTGAGCCTTGGTGAATTACGCCTTGCGTTAGGCGATTCACGCAAGGCACAATGCCGAGTGACTCACCGAGTTACAGCGAAATCCTGCCGCGCGCTCGCGCCATTTCGGCGCGGACGATCGACGCAACATCCATCGTCCGTGCTGTCTTCTTGCTTGAGGCGGGGGGCAGCTGCACGACAATGCTTGTCCGCGTAGCCGTAGCAACGCCGAGCCATCGTTTGGCATCGAGCGCGCTGACGAAACCCTTCTTAATAGCGGTCACGACGGCTTCGGGATTTGCTTGCAGCGGAGCAATCGAGACTTCGAGCAACTTCCAGCGCGAGTACACCGTGCGAACGGTTGCGCCGTATTTCTTACGATCGAGGTCGTTGGCGTGGCGAGTGCCGTTTGGCTCGGGAATGTAACCAATAGACACGCCGCGCACGATGCCTTGACCAACGAGCGACGCGACGAACTCAGGAAAGTACGACCCTTGGAAGTTCTCGGGACGCTGCGCAAATTGAAACTCGCCGACAATTGCGTTGCCCTTGCGAGTTAACGATAGCGCGCGCCCAATTGGCTGCTCGGCGTCGTGATTCCAAAACAGCACGGGGTTAGATTCGTACTCTTTCGAGTTCATGCCGTCGGGCATAACAATCTCGCCGTCACGGTCAAGCGTGTCGGTCGTAATCGTGGCGGTGAATCCCTTAGCGCTAGGCGCGAGGTTGGCTTCAAGTTGCTTACGAATCGTTGTCATGTTCCAAATCCTTCGGCTTCGGCAATTGTTTCGGCGCTGGGTTTGTATGCCTCGGCTTCGGCGACTGCGCCCTCGAGGATCTTTTGATAATCGTCGACGAGCACAGGCAGCAAATCGCACCGGCAGTTCGGATGCAGCGGCGGCGCGTAGATGTCCTCGTAGTCGAGCTTGAATACGCCGCCGTCTGCGCCTTCAAGCGCCGAACCCTTCGCGAAGAACGGCTCGTCCATCGCGTGCGACCCGTCGCCGTACGCGGCGGCTGCGGCCTCGCAGAATTCGCACGCGTCGGGCGCAAGAATCCATTGCTTGCCGGTGACAAGTCCAGTTTCTGTCCAGGCGTCGAGCTGCGCCGTCTGATGGCCGCGCATGGCTTCGGTGCGTGCGACGCGCAGCGCGCGCCACTGCGTCGTACGCTCGTCGTCCGGCTCGCCGGCTGCCCAATCCTGCACCGTCTTGGCGAGCTGCGCGTTGTCGAGACCTTCGTCGAGTCCGTTGCGCAGGAGCGCGCGCACGTCGACTGTGAATTCTGAGCGGATGCCGTTGACAGAATTGCTAACAAGGCGAGTCGTTGCTTGTTGGACATACTTGTCGAGGTTGTCGCTCGACATACCAATGCTCACGGGAAGTCGCGTGCCGATTTGTGCTTCAAGTGTGCGCGTGCCGAGCGCCATGCCGGAACGCACCGACTCTTCAATGTACGGAATCATTGCGTCGGCAAGTCGCGAGTCGCCGCGCGATTGCTTGAGCATTGCTAACACGCGCGCAAGCGTCGATTCTGTTGGCACTGGCTCGGCGTTAATAATCTTTACGACTTCGCGGATCTGTCCGGCAAAGACTTCGTCAACGGATCGCGTAAACGCATCAAGCGCGGCCGACGAGATTGGCTGCTTTGCTTTCGTCCACAAGTCGCGTTGACTTACTTGCTTCGTGCGCCTTGCTGGCTGCTCATCCTGCTCGTTGTTTTTTTTTACGCTGTCAGCATCGGCGC